GTTTCCCAGTCACGATCAACTTGCACACCTTTATTTGTTCTATCTCCAGTTGTAGTATCTGCTCCAGATAAATTCATATCTACCTCTAGAGCACTAGTGCTTACATTTGCATCATCTCTAGTATGCTGTATTCTTATCGTATTTAAAGGACCATCAACACCAGAGGTTACAACAAGTTTGCCGTTTACTGGACTTGTATTGCCTATACCTACGTTACCACCTGACTGTATAGTTACTCTTTGTGAGTCACTAGTATAAAGTTTAATCTCTTTCGCTTCGCCATTATTTATAATAAAATCTCCATCAGAATCTATACCTAAAGTAGTACCTGTTGTAGCTGTTCCATTTGTAAATTTTTGATAAGTAGGAGTTAATTCTGCTGAACTATTTAAATGTAATTTCCAATCAGGATTATCAGTTCCTATACCGACGTTTCCTGTATTATTTATAACAAAATCAGCCACAGCTCCAGTAGGTACGACACCTGCAACTCCAAGCTGCATAGTACCCATGTTGCTATCACTTCTAATTATAGCAAATTTACTTGCATCAAGCCCATTTGTTATTGCATATCTCCTTGCGCTTCCTGTATAATTACTATTTGCAGCTAATTCTAAAAACCCATAAGATCCGTAAAAATTACCATCTCCTGCGTCTTCTATTCCTTGGCCCGATATTATAGTTTTTTGCGGATCTCCAGGGTAGTTATTTCCATTTCTACCCAACTGAGTGTTCCCGTCCACATGAAGCGTTGCTACAGGACTAGTAGTCCCGATACCGACATTACCTGCTGAGTCGATACGCATTTTTTCGCTGCCTCCAATTGTTGCAACAATAGTACTTGTTCCGTTTAATCTTAATTGATTAGAGGCCCATCCTATACTTGCTTCTGTATTAGCGTTTGTGTCATCTCTAAATCTTATTGCTTGATAACTTGCATTTGTTCCATTTCTCCAAATATCTAAAATACCTGCTAGCCCTCCTTCAATTGTTACCGTAGCTACATCAATATTGGTATCTCCGAAAGTTGCTTTTGTCCCATATAAAGTATCTGTCAAAGGATAACTTAGCCCTGCCGAAAGTGGTAAGTAAGGTCCTCCTGCACCACCGCCGCTTGATACTGTAATATTACCTGAAGCGTCAGTGACTAAAGTACCTGCGCTGTAATCATTAAATTGTATTGCACCATCTGAACCAATACGCATTCTTTCACCTTTTTGGTTTGCGTCTTCAGTTACAAAAGCTATTGCAGAACTTGAAGTACCTGCGTCTAAAAAAACCATACGGGCAACTGCTTGACCTGAAGAATCAGTATCGTATATTATTTGCCCAAAAGTATTAGTAACTGTACTGTTATTATTTAACTGAATAGTAGCGCCAATACTTCTTTGCCCGTCGTCAGCAGATGGATCATAAACTGTATCATCATTTTTATGAATATCCAACATAGCATTAGGACTAGTCGTCCCGATCCCTACGTTACCTCCTACGTCTACAACCACCTCTGCGGTTGAGCTTTGGTGCCCTAACCAAACTTGCTTAGCGTCATCAGCCGAAACAAGCATATGATTTCCATTACTTGCCATTTGATAACCTCTGAAGGTTAAATACTGAGGAGCGTTTCCTCTAGTTAGCTTTAGAATCGAATTGTCACCCACTCCCAAAACCTCTACCTTCGCTGTAGGACTAGTCGTTCCTATACCAACGTTGCCGCCTGATGTAATACGCATTCTTTCCGCGTTAGACGTTACAAACTTCAAATTAGCAGCTTCGGTAGTTTGTATAGAAAAATCACCGGTACCTCTATGAACAATTTGAGATGTGGTATTAGCACCTCCATTGCCTCTAATTATTCTAAATCCATAATCCGTATATGTAGTGTCTCCTACTAAATCAATATATCTATACCCACTATCAGTGCTACCATCTCCAATAGTTAAATGTTTTTCTCCAGTACCACCACCATTACCTAAATTCATACTACCAGCATAAGTGCCATTGCCAGACATACTAGTGTTTGTACCAAACAAAGTATCAGTCAAAGGATAACTTGACCCTGCTGAAAGTGGTAAATAAGGACCGCCTATTATATCAGATCCATCACTCCAATTAACACCTTCTGATGTTGATATTAAAACTTGACCTTCGCTTCCTCTATTATTATTATTGTCTAATAGGTATTTAGTTGAATATGTTTTTCCTGTACTCATTTAATATGTATTTCTTACTATGTTAACCCATTCGTATGTTGATGCACCTGTTTGCATACACATATCTGCGTAGCTTGCATCTTCTTCTGTTACTTCCATTACTGATATGTTGTCTATTGAAAAAGTTGCTGTTGATGAATTAGGAGTTATTCTAAAAGCGTTTGCTGTAGTACCAGTGCCAATAATAGTATACGTGCCGTTAGCATTTATACTTGTGTCTTGGAATGGAAATCTAATTTTAACAGACTCTCCACTTCCTAAGTTAGAAACATCTAATGTAATTCTATAAACACTACTTATAGGTGCAGATATAGATTGACTTGCATACTGCGTATTTGTTACTGCGTTTGTGAAATTTAATTTACCTCCACTTATTGCTACGTTTGCCGTGAGTGTCCAATCACTATCAGTAGTAAAATCACCATTTGTAATTAATTCTGTACCCGTAACCTCTACATACTCTGTCCCAGTTCTGTATCTCATTGTACCTACTTTATCTGCTGAAGCTGTATCTGTATCATCAGCCATTTGAATACCACCAGCAACTTGTAGTTTAGAAGAAGGACTAGTAGTCCCGATGCCAAAATCACCTTCGTGATAACTTTTTATGTCATTTGGCTGATGGATTGCATAAGTATTTGTTGCTGATGGAATATCAGTTAAACCTGTAACATTAAAATCTAAAAGTGTAATTCTACTAGCTGTAAACCCGCTTGTGTTAACGTCTAACGTTATTCTTTGTCCGTATATATTAGTGTATGTAGTATCAGAATTTAATTCAACTTCAGTGTATAATCCATATGTACTCGTTGTAGATCCTGTTCTACTTGTAGCTTGCGAGTTTCTAAAGTAACCTCCGTAACTATTTATTAGAGGAGTAGCGTCTTGTATAGAAGCACTTCCCCAAACACCTGCAACAGTATTTACAGTAGCACTTGAGCCCCCATCGGTTACTCCAACAAATTCACCACCCAAAACATAGGTAGTAGCCCCTGCTGTGGTATTTTGCTCTGCTATCGAATAAACCCCAGTAGCCCTATCTGAATCTCCAGAATGTCTAACGTCTGAATATACACCGTAAACCCTATGTTCATCCGTTATGTCGCCACCTGTTGTACTTGAATCAACATCTATATATAAACCACCTTGTTCTCTATCGCCTCCTGTCGCAGTTGTCCCAGAGTGATTAGAATCAATTTCAACAGCAAAAGAACTTGGTAAATCTAAAGTTGGATCTGTTACATTTTGATTTATATGTAATTTACTTGTTGGAGCAGTAATTCCAATCCCGACGTTACCGCTATTTAAAATAGTTAACCTAGCTGATGAAATAGGACTTGAAGCAATGTTAGAGTTGTTGGCAGCTAGGAATAAATTACCATTATAATAACTGAATATACCTGCTCTTGTATCTGTTGTACTATTATTTGCATCTCCTCTTGTAGAAAATCCAATACCCCAAGCTCCTGTAGAGTTTAAGTTAGCATTACTGGGTCTATGAACTCTTAATGGAATGTTTTCGTTAGAATAAATATCTAATTTGTGGTTTGGACTAGTCGTTCCGATACCGACATTACCTGCTGAGGTGATACTCATTCTTTCGTTATTACCACTTGTTTTAAACTGCAATCCTCCACCACTTCTTACAGAATATACAAATAATTCTTTCCAATACTTATCGCTTCGTCCTAAATCTTCATTATTATTATTAAAAGGACTTACGCCTCCTTCAAACATTAACTGGCCTCCTGAAACTGAAATACCTAATTCATCGGTTGATCTAGTTAAAGTAATATGATTATTGAAAGATGCGGAACTTATATTTAGTTTAGTACTAGGACTAGTCGTTCCGATTCCTACATTACCTGGATTTGAAAAATAAGCGTGTGTGGTATTACCGTCTAAAACTAAATAATTACCAATACCTCCAGTACCATCGTCATTCCTAAAAGTTATAAGACCGTTATCTGTATTTTGGTCAATATATAAATTACCAGTATAGTTTCTTAAAAATCCATTACCGTCATTGTATAATTGAAAAACATCACCAGCACCTAATAGTAACTTAACAGCATTACCTCCTTTTATATTTCCAGTCATTGTTCCACCAGCTAGTGGTAAGTATGGTCCACCGGCTCCACCGCCGCTTGATACTGTAATATTACCAGAAGCATCTGATACCAATGTACCAGCACCATATTCAGGTAACTGAAGACTACCAGTTTCTCTGTCTAAAACAAGAGCGTTACCCGCTAAACCAGCTGCATAGAATTTTAAATCTCCAGTTGTACCTTGGTTTACTATTTGCCAATCAAGTTGAGCGCTACCACTAGTAGGCTTAGAATATAAAAGTACTCCACCGTCATTTGATTGATTTTTATGCAGCTTCAAGTAGTAGTTACCAGAATCGTAAGCTGGATTCATATCGAAGCTTAAAGCTGTAGCATTACGCCCAACTATTATATCGGTTGAAAAATTAGCAGATCCACTTACATCCAACTTTTCACTAGGACTAGTAGTTCCGATTCCAACGTTACCTGCTTCAGTTATTCTAAACCTTTCTTGATTACTTCCGTCCACACTATCTGATAACGATATGAAGAAGTCTGACCCAAAATTGGCGCCTACTCTATTAGCTCCTAAAACAACATCACAGGCTTCGGAATCTGCATTTGATAACTTTATAGCAGCTGTTGTTCCTGCTGCATTAGTAGAATTTACAAAGTCAGCTACAATACCGTTTGTCGGAGAAGCTTCTACAACTTCTAATCTAGTATCAGGACTAGTAGTTCCTATACCTACGTTACCGTCTGCATCAATACGCATTCTCTCGGTATTATTAGTACCAAACCTTAAAGCACTGTCTAGTATTTGGTATATCGTAGCGTTTGTTGCATTCAGCTGCAAACCTCCATCGATCCTAGTAAACCCTCCAACGTGAAGAGTCGTGCCTGGTGAACTTAAGCCTATACCAACCCTACCTGAAGCTGTAGTTAATATTGTATTACCTGGAGTACCTGCTCTAATTGTTAGAGGTGTAGTATTAGCGGTTATATCTCTAATTTGAAAGTTACTATTTACGCCAACGGAAAAGTTTCCAGTATTGTCTGTGTCTATTAATCTAATATGATTATTATTAGTATTAACAAAGAGAGTGCCATCTATATTAACACTACCATCAACATCTAGTTTCTGACCAGGACTAGCCGTCCCAATACCTAAGCGTTGATTATCGTGATCTATATATAAAGGTGTTGGTACATCATTGCTCCTCATTATAGAAGACACAGTGATTGATCCAGCATTACCTCCAGATACTTTACCAACTAAACCTACGTTTTGTATAAAATTAACTCCTGTTGGTTTTGTAAGTGTAAGTCCACCGCCTGGTTTTACATATATTGTATCTCCGATTGTAGGTGTTACACCGTCTATAGGTGAAGTGGTTATATTTAAAAGCTCACCTGTTACAACTACATATCCAAAAGCATTATTTATAAGGTCAGACTGTAAAAGCCCAATAGCAGCCATTTTATCTTCGTCAGAAGCATCAGCTACCGCAACCTCTATTACAGCCGTAGCACCGACGTTACCGGTTTGATATACTGGTGTACCTTTTGCTATAGTAACACCTGAAGTGTTTTTACACTCTATAATCACATCTGTAGCCGACGTAACTATGTTAGCTGGATCTATCCAATCAACTTGACTACCAGTTGAAGCAAGTATTTGACCGTTGCTTCCTACCTGACCGTCTTTGTCTTCTATACCAGCCTGTACTTCTATATTACTTTTAAACTTCATGTGTTAATTTTTTATTATTAACCTATCTTCTGTACCAAAACTCTAACGCTATTAGTTGGTGTTGCAGCAAATGTAATTGTTGCTTCAGAAGTAGATCCTCTTTCAACATCTGCATAAACGGTTTCATCGGTTGTTACATCATAAAGCTGTATAATAACATCTTTAGTTCCTAAGCCGTGAGTTATAGTTGCCGTATCTGTTATTGTTACCGCATATGTGTTTGAAGAATTTGTATCTGTGTTTGTTACAGTTGCTGTACCTGATGCATAAGCAACACTTATTCCAGTACCGGCATTTACATTACCAATACCTACAGTTGTAAGATCTGCAAGATCGACGTTATTTTGTACTGTTGTCCATTCTGCTAATGTGGTTGGTGCATTATTGTTAGCTATAAGCACATCACCTACTCTTACTTGCTCTGTGAAGAATAAACCATCTGCTGTAACCGTATATGTCCATCCAGTTTTAATTGCTGAACTCGGTGAAGAATCTAAGTCTGGTATATTTGTTGCCGCGTTGTACCCGCCTTGATAGCTCAATGCTCCCGTTACTGCTTGATCAACGTAGTGTTTTGAAGCGGCGTCTGTATCAGCTGTAGGTACTTGCGGTATTGTTAACTGACCTGCAATACTTGATTGCCCAGTTCCAGACACTGTTAATTCGCCTGCTAGATCTATGCTGTCATCTAAATTTACTGTTATCGTATCGGTTGCACCTACAACTGTGGTTATATTAGTACCTCCGGCTATATCTAAAGTATTACCGCTATCTATTGTTTGATCAGTTCCTGAATCAGCTGTTACACTAAATGTATAAGCTTCAGCGGAAGGCATTGTAACTGTTTTAACATTTAAAGCAGTTATGTGACCTGTTGTATTTGTTGTTACAGAATCTACAACTGTAAACGTACCTGCGTAACCAGGAGAGCCTGTAGATGTTGTGTCTGTTCTAGTTGTTAAATCGTGATTAACAGTAGGTTCCGGTCCTGTTGAATCGTCAATGTTTATATATGTTCCAGGTAATACAGCTGTAATGTCTCCAAAAGGAATTGTTGCCCAAGTATTGTCTTTAGTTAAAAACCTGGACGCTGATGTTGAAGTACCATCAACCGCTGATAAGTCTACAGTATATGCTCTTTTTATCGATGTTCCACTATTTGCTAGACTTACAAATGTACCATCTGAAAAATCAGTTTGAACTAAGCTAACCCAAGTATCGGTTGCATTGGAATAGTACTTAGCTATTGTATCGCTACTGTCAAAGTATATCTGCGCCGCTGCAGCCGTTGGTGCCGTACCGGTGATATGTAGCTTAGCGTTTTGTAATTGATTATCGCTAAGATTAATGTTATTTAAAAAAGGTATTGCCATAATTAGTTCATATATGCTTTGCCTGATTCAGCAGAAGCGAAGGTTATTGTTAAGTTGTTTTCATCGATGTATACTATATCTCCGTAACCTTTCTGCCCGAGGGATCGTGACTGGGAAAA